GTGGCCGCAATGCGCGATGCGCCACCCGCAAGGCCCCTAGCAGCCGCGCTAATCCCTGTTGGCGTCAAACCACCAGCAACTGCCGCCAACGTCTGCCCGACAGGCCCAGCGCCGCTCTCAGCGGCTATCTGTTGCGCTGCGCCACCGGTTGCCCCAGCGAGAATCTGCGTACCCGGCGCTTCTGCCAATTGAGCGCCGATAAGTCCCCGCGTTGACATTGCGGGCGCACCGGCCTGCAATACGTTACCCAGACCCATTCCGGCAACACCGCCGCCAGCCGCGCCAGCCGCTGTCTGTAAGACACGCTCGGCAGCAGTGCGCGCCTCTGGTACGCCAATGCTGGTTAGTAGATTCTCCATCGCCGTTGTCGGCTCAGTGAAGCTCGTACCAAATAGCTTATTGATGCCCATCACAATCGGATCACCGACAAGCTGTGTAAGCCCGGCGGCGGTTGCGCCAATAGCTGCACCGACTGGGACACCAACAACCGTAGGAGCGGCCAGAGCGGCCCCTAGAAGAGCGCCAGCGGCAGTTGGCGCAAGGCCACGCACCCCAGCGCCCGCAAGGCCCTCAACAGTTGTCTCTGGCTCTACCGGCGCTGGCAACGGAGGCAAACCGGCAGCTAGACGCTCTTCGGGATCGGTAATATCCGGGCGCAGCGTTACGGTAATTTCTTCTCTGGCCGGTGGTTCCTGAGCGCCAAACTGCTGCGCCGCGAATGCTGCGATCTGCTCATCGGTGGCGTTGTCAGGCCCTTCGATTTCAAGAATCGAACCATCAGGCGCTTGGACTTCGTAAATCGTTGGCATTACTGCGTCCGCCTTCCAACAACTCGGAACCCGCCAGTGCCGCCCGCTGGCATCGCGCCGCTAGGCGTTGGTGCAACCGCTGGGGCTTTAGCCGTTCCCGCCATCTTGCGTGTTACCGCAACGGCTATTCCCTTGCTCAGATCGGAGAACGACTGCCCCGGCTTGATGGTGTAATCTCCAACCGTCATTGGTTGCGTAGCCTTACCAGCAAGCATTCCCTTGTTCTGTGCCATCCAATCAGCCCGCGCGGTTTCAACCGCGCCAGTGATGGCCTGTGCTTTAGCAAGACCACGGAAATAGCTTTGCAACTCTGCCGGATTGGAGAAACTGTCAGGGATTGGGCCAAGGAACAACGAGATGTCACGATCCGAAGCGGTGCCGGGCGGAAGTGATGCAACAGCCGCAGAGTTGCGCGCCCGTTCAATCTCGCCACGCAACGCCTTGGTTGTAATATCAATACCAAATTGCCGACGAAATGTCTCGCCCAATTGCCCGAATGTGCGGACTCCTGTGAGATTGGCCCCAGCAATCTTGTTAGCCAGTTCAATGTTATTCGCAGATTGCTGTTGAGCCGTCGCGCCATTCAGCGCCGCCTCGTTCACGACTTTCAACACTGCATCCGGCAACTTGCCTTGACGCTCGTTAATCTGGCTAACGACGTTTGCTGTGTCAGCCGCGAGGCGCTGGACGCTCAGATTGTAATTGTTGGCACGTTCACGAATCGCGCTGGCGATATTCTGTATCTGCGCCCGCGTTTGCGCAATACCGGCTTTCTTACCCTCAACTTCCAACTGAGCAAGAACGGGAGCGAAGGCTGCTTCGACAGTCTTTTTCGTGCTTTCTGCTTCGGTGCCACGAAGTTCCGCTTGGGCCTTAGCGCCTTCGGCCAGCGTTTTGCCGGTTTCAGCTTGCAACTTTTCCGTCTGTGAAAGTTTGTTCCACAGTTCAGGATTTGTCGCGGCGATCATCGAACCAATCGAGATCATCCCAGCGTTAGGATTCTGCTCATACACGCGCAAGTTTGCCTCAGCCTGTGCGGCTTGCTGCTCTTGTCCAGAGTTACGCGCGGCATCAGCGAACGCTTGCATCTGAGACTTGACGGCCTCAGTTTCGCCACTACGCATCAGCATATAAAGCTGCGTTCGCTGGCGCTCGTCAGCCTCACGCTGCGAGGCTGTCCGCATGGTGTAAGCCTGCTTGGCCCGTTCCGCGATGGACGGATTCTTGAGAATCAAGTCGCTGATCTGCGTTGTCGTTGGCGTCCCACCTTCAAACGCCGTCAGCAGCGCGGCCTCACCCTCACGGGCGCGCTGTTCAACTTCCTGTGCCTTGCGCTGCTCATCAAGAACAGTGCCGACATTCAATCCCTGAACGAAACCCGCCATCGGGGAGGCTACGTTATAGTTATAAGGCTCTGCCATGATCTACCTGACTTACCGTATGAAGTTTAGAAGCCGGGAATCGGCACCGGCGCTACGTTAGGCTGGAAGTTATAAACTGGCGTAGTCTGCGCGCTCTTAAAGGCGCTAGACAGCCCGACATTGCCAGCACCGCCAAAGCCGCCGAGTGCAGCTTGTCCAGTTGGGCTTGTGGCAAATCCTGTAACTTGTCCAAGCGCAGTGTTGAAGGCATTTGCCGATCCAAGAATGCCGCCAGCCTGAGCCTGCCCAGATTGCCCGAGCAATTCAGCAATGTTTCCGGCGCTGGTAACACCGGCAGCGCCGACGCCAGCCGCAGACCGCTGGCCCAATGATGTCATCTCACCAAGACGCCCATATTGCTGTTCCAGAAACTGGTTGAGCAGCGATGGCCGAAACTGCGCAAGCGCGCCCTGAACATTGCCGCCACGAAGCCCGCCAGTTGCCGACGCCTTCTGCAATAAAGCCTCTTCGCCTTGGCGTGTCATTGCCTGAAACAGCGGACTTTGCTCCTGCTGGGCAACATAAGCCTGCTGGGCTTCCGGCCCGGCAAGACCGAGCGCCGCCATCTGTTGCGCCAGTGCAGGCGTCCCAGCCGCACGATAAGGTTCTAACAATGCCTCAAGTTTCTCGCGGGCGGCGCGTTGTTCTGCAACCCCAAGGTTTGCCGCCTCTGTTTGCGCTCTAGCAGCACCCTTGGATGCCTTAGATGACACCACGCCACCGATTACAGCACTACCTACAACTGCCGCCGCCATTGCCGACATCAACGCTCTCCTAGTGACAGGCGCAAGACCTGCCTATAATCTAATGTGATTTCTTCGCCAAGTGCCGAGCCGGTTGAACCAGCGATGTCGCGAACGGCGAACAGATACACATCATCGTTCGCGGCCTTCACGGCAATAGCGTTAGGCTCTTTGGCATGGTTGACATAGCGCCCGGCTGGCGTCCGTCTGCCGGCGAGCCTCGCCGGGGCGATGGCCTCCAGTGCAGCGATGTTGCCAGACGCGAACATTCCCTTTCCGGCGATTGGCGAAGGTGCCGTGACCACCTTGTATTCGCCAAACGGGAATGGAATCAAATCGGCGGTGTTTTCGGAGATGCTTTGCACGGTCTCGGCGTCAAAGCCGAATGTTGCAATGGCGTCATGGAAGTCCGCGATGTCCTCGTCATTGCGATGCGTCAGAAACTTCTGGCCAGCCTGCCATTCCTCGCTCTTTTCAAACAATACGGCTTCCAGCTTTTCCACGTTCATCTCGTTCGTGGCGTAGATGTTCTGCCACACCATGTCCTCGATCACATACGCCAGCTTGCGCCCCGGCTCGGCTACGAAAGTGAACGGCGCGCTTATCTCCAGCGTCTCGCCGGATTCCTTGAACAGCATGACCTTGCCAGACACCAGTACATTCATATGCTGGTCAAGATGCTTGTGGCCGATCAGATATGCCCCGGCCTTAGCCGCCATCTCACGGATATAAATGCCGGGGCCGAAGCGGTGCGTAACTGGGCAATCGGCCTGCTGGTGCCGCAGAAACTCACCCTCAAGCCGCTGTATATCGCTTTCGCCAAACTTATCGCCCAGCACGATCATCTGATCGTCTGGCGCTTCATCATATACCAAGGCGGTTTCGAGTGTCATTCTGCCCTTTCAGACTGAGCCACCGGCTGCTCAATGACGCTCGGTGGCTGCACCTTACACTAATCTTCGTAGCTTTCAAACTCCCGCTCTTCTTGCGCCTGACACGCCCGCAGATCGTGACAGATGAAGTCAAACTTGTTGCAATAGCCACGGAAGCCAGCGCCTTCATCCCACTGGTTGCGCGGGATTCGTTCCATCTTGGCCTGTGTCAACGTGCTGTTGTCGTAGTATTCGCAATTGGAGCAACGACGCCGCCGGGCTTCGGCCTCATCGACTTGCATCGCCTTGCCCAGCGCCACCCAGTAAGTGCCGTTGGCGTCTGGTTCATTGCTGGGCTTTTCGGGGCCGAGCATCCAATCCTTGATGACGATCTGAGTGTTCTTCTTGTTCTCAGACGCGGTGATGAATGGCTCGCTTTCCTGCAAACCATTGAAGCCGCCAAACACGATAACAGGCTTTTTCACGTTACAATCTCCCGACCCGATGCGCGGATGGTAAGCGAGGTTGCCGCGCTGGCAATAGTTGAAATGATCCCGCCGGGGTCAAGCACTTGCCCGACCAATTCCGGAAACGTGTAGGTTTCATTCGGAGCGATGGCCCGCGTGTCAACGATTAGATTGCTCGCCCCAGCAGTCCCGCCGGACGCAATCAGATTGACGCTGATCGTGACATTCCCAGCCGCCGTATTGGTGGCCGTGAACTTGTCGATGATCGTGCGGCAATTGACCGCCGTATACTGTCCGGTCTGCACGGCTTCGGCCTGCTTTGCGGGAATAAGCGTTTTGACTGTGACGGCCATATTGTGTCCTACTGCTCTGTCTGCGTTACGGCCAATATCACAGCAGGGGCTGCTGGTGCAAAGGCCGTCGCAGCAACGGTTGCGATGCTGACGTTAGTGCTATTCGCCGCGTACATGACTTCGATAAAGTCGCCTGCCAGCAGTGATACTACTTCGTTGAGCGATACTACCAGATAGCCGTTGTTGAGCGTGATCGACGCGACCCGCGCTGAGTTGGGGATGTCAGCGGTATTGTTCTTGCGTAGCCAGACCCAAACAGATTTTTGGGATGAGTTGGTGGAAGTGATCTGCACCGACACCGAAATGTTGTAGAGACCGGCGTTGGCGATAACAACGCGGGACGCAGGCGTACCCAAAGAAACGTCGTTGGCAATCTCGGTGTTGGTAAAAACCAACGCATACGCCGTGTTAGCCGCTGCGGGCGATTGCGTGTTGAGTTTGGTAAACTCGCCGTAGTAAATCTGCTGCTCAATTGTCGGGCGCACAAAGATGATGCCGTTGGTCGTGCCGACCTGCAACACCGCCGCCACTGGAACGACGTTGTTCGGCGCTGTTGGTTTCACGTTAGTGAACGCGCCAGCAACTGTCGGGGAGGCGTAGAGAACGTCACCGAGAGCAAACGCGCTGGTGTTTACGTCGCGGACAAAGCCGAATGTGGTGCAGTAGCCCCTATCCCCGCTATCAGGCAAATCGTGCGTCATGACGCCAACGACATACAGCGTGTTTGTTGCGCCGTTGGCGAGGTAGGGCGAGACTGACAAGGCGCTATCAGGCATTGCCCCTGTGAAGCCAACGACGGTGCCGTTGGGGATCGTCACGCCGGTAAAGTTTGCAACCCTAGCGTATTGCTCCAAACCCACTTGCTGAACGACGCCATACTCCATGCCGATGTCAAGGGTCTGGTCTGATGGATTCCAAGCGGCTCTGGCTATCGAGGACGTATGCGGAGCGTTAAGGTTGAAATCAATATAATCAGTGCCAATTGAGTTGTTGTTCTGCGTTGCCGGTTGAGATGCCGCCACATCCAAAACGTCCGTTATCGCCGCAATACTGGCCAGCGCCTCATTGGCCGTTGCGAAGGCGCTTCCCGCCGAAACGCTGATCTCGTCAAGCGTTACCGTGTTGATGTTATCGACTGTCGAGAACAGCCTTTCAAACTGCTTTATCTGCTCAAAATCTTGCAGGAAAGACGCAAACTGGTCGCGCGTCAGACTGAGGCGCTGAACGGCCATTAGAAGGCCAGCGGCTCGATAGCCGCCTCTAGCCTAGCAAACGACATATGGGCCTGTGAGGTGCCTTGAAACCGCTGTATGCGCCAGTTACGCATCCATCCCTGCTGGAACCACACAAGGCGCTTTGCCCGGTCTCCCGTGGTGCCAATGTTGATGACCTTCTGCTGGCTCCATGTCTGCCCATCGGTCGAGTAAGATGTGTTGATCGTCGGATTGGTGCCGAATGCAACCGAGCCTGTCAGACTGACAAGTTCAAGCTGCTGTATGATAGCGCCACGACCTTCGTTATAAACGATGGTGGTGCCAAACTCCCAGCGCACAGTTTCGCCCCAATGCGTCGATATATCAATGTCAAAATAGCCGATTGCCGGCGTTTCTGGATCACCAACCAGCCACTTGTTATAGCACCAGACAAAGTTCTGTGCGCGATACTTGCTGTAATCGACGATGCTGCTTGTCAGGATAAACCACACTGGCTGGCTAAGTGCCTTGGTTGCCTCACCATCAAACACCAGCGTCCGGTCTGGCAAGTGAATATAAAGATACTGGTGCGCCCGGTCGTTGCGAGCCTCCACGTTGACGGTCGCCAACTGTTCCTCGGTGTAGTTCAACAGGATCGTGTCGATTTCCTGAGTGCTGATCTTGTTGGATGTGGCGTTTGCGCCGAGATAGATACCCGGCGCTTCGTTGAATCCACCACCCAAAAACGCCACTGTCTCTAGGTAGACGCAGCAAGCGTGAGTGCCGACAACGCCCTTTTCGACCTGTGCGCCATCAATACGCTGAAACGGGAACAGATCACCGCCTACGTTGTCGAACACTTCGATGGTCTGGCGATTAAGTGCGTAAATCTCGTTGCGTAATTTCAGCAGCGCCACCACCGGATCGGGGTCGGCCTCGGCTGAACCATACTTTAGAGGGTTGACAGCAAACGGGTCGCTTAAATCGGTGACCACCAAAAACTCGCCATCGGTGGTCATGAAATAGCCATCGACCCAAACGACATCTAGGACGATGCCAAGATCGGGATCGGTCACTTGCGCAAGGCCGAGGGTCTGCGACCAGTAAAACAGATTCAGATTGGAGGCGATGACGAGCCGGTCAAAGCTATAATCAAGCGTCACATCCCGGCCATCGTTTCCGACATCGCCGAGAATCGTTACCGCTCCCGCACTGTCAATGCTGACGAGCTTCGACCCCATAACTCGGTAGCAGACGCCGTTCCAGTTGATGCCTCCACGGTCAATGCCCGGCCCCGTTCCATTGGCGATGATGCCGTCAGCGGGCCGCATAAAGCCATCGTCAATCCCATTCGGCAACGGCACTGGCACAAGATTCACTGGATAGGCCGTGCGAAAGTCTGGCCCGTTATCCGTGTAAATGCCTGTCAGGATCGGGATTTTCACTGTGTTACGCCCACACGCGATGGGGGACTGTTGGCTCGACACTCAACGGTGTCAACGCAGCAAGCTGCTCGTCGTCAAAAGTGCCGCGCAGATTGGTATGCCAGTCGGGGTAATACTCCTCGATAGGCTCGCCTGCTTCGTCGTAGCCAATGACCTTCGTGAACGGCCCGATCTGGTCAACCGAAAAGTTTGGCGTGGGGTTGCCTTCATCGTTGGTGACACCCGCAGCCAGCAGAGCGGCGGTCATCTCAGCTTCGGTGAGCGTCTTGAGATACAGGTCGGTCATGTTGTCAATGCCTGTAGCTGCGCGTTGGTGAGGCGGGAGGAGTAGTAGGTAAGAGTGCGGATGTAGCCCGTTAATGGGTTGCCGCCATCTGAGTTTTGGCAACCGATACCTATCCGGTCGGGGGAAGGTAGAGTGCCTGATGTGTCGGTACTGACCGTGCCGCCGTTCGCGGAGGCGGCAAAATTGTTCGTCTGGTAGGCATATGCAATCTTGCGGACGCTGGCGTTTCCAAGCGGCATGGCAGCGCCAAGCGCTGCCTGATCAACGCCAAGGATACTCGTTGAGGCTCTCCAGCCGGGGCCGTAGCCCGCAGACAAGACTAGCTGGTGGCTAGAGTTAGACGCCGCCGAACTGTCGATCTCGTACACAAACGGGAATGCATTACCGCCCGTCGAATTGACGCCTGTTGTGGTTGCAACAAACTGCGCGATAATCGTCCCCTCGCTCTGGTTGTACCAACTTGAGAAGTTCGTACCCGTCATCAACGCAACGTCAACCGCGCGTGTGACCGTGGAGGCCACGGTGAAAATGTAGCTGGTGGCGAACGCACCGGCTTCGAGTTGCGCGCCGTAGAGGAACAAACTTGTAAGCCCGTTAGTGCCTAAGTATGTGCCAACGGTGTTCCCGGTTGAGCCAGAAATGTAAGACCGGACTGACCCAGTGCTTACAGCGGATGGTTTGCAAGTCAAAGAGCATCTATACCAACCGTTTCCAGCAGGCGTGATACTTGCAGAAACTAGTGAGCCAACACCAAGAGCAGAAACTGTCCCTACAACGCCGCTGGAAAGGTCAAAAAAGGCATCCGCGCCGCTTCCGCCGTTGTCGTCAATCAATACTCTTGCCCACGATCTTCCGGACAATTTTGCAAAAAAAGTTGTAGTATATGTAGAAGTTGAGACACCAGTATAGGTTTGAGCAATTCGATGACCGGATATTCCCCCATCTTCAACCAAACTGTCAGCGTTTGTAGTCCCATCAGGCGAAACCGTTGTATTTGCAGTGATAGTGCTGCCGGATTTTGACCACCCAGCGTTGTCAAACTGCTCCGAATACAGCAGCAAGTTTACCCGCTGCTCTTCGATCAGCAGGCCCAGCGGAGCCAGCGTGACGGGGTTGTAGTCGAAGCGCGGGGCATTGATTGCTGCTGTCTGGATCAGGCCATTACTGCCGACAAACGTAGCTGTGGTGGATCGAGTAAATGTAACGCGCGGGTCGAGGGTGTTGCTGGTCAGGAAGTCCAGCGACAGGACTGGTACACCAGTAGTGGCCACGCTCCAACGGCTGACATGGCCAGCACCGGGGCCACCCCAATGCACGGACATTAGACGCCCTCACCCTGAGTGAAGTAAATTATCCCGGTGGCACCGGCTGCAATGGCGGCAATATAAAGATCACCATTTGCACCCGGCGAGAATGTCAGAACTTCATGGACACCCGGCCCGATTGGCGCGCTGGTTGCTGTGCTTGCGGTGACGGTTATGTCGCCAGCATTAAGCCAAACGGTCGCCGTCCCGTTGTTCACGATGCGAACGGTAACGGGAGCGTTTCGCTTGGCGACAAGAACACGCTGGGATGACCCAGAAACGGTAATGTTTACCGTGCCTGCGCTTGCTGGGGAAAAAGATCTAATCATTCGAGACTCCTTTATTCCGCTTTAGCAGAAACCATTCTGCGCGTCACCACTTCACTTTGTCGGCCCAATATGCCGCGCTCATCTTTCCCTTGGCAATGTTGGCAGCATGGCGGGCCTTGAAGCTGGCTCGCTTGGCTTTCATCGCCGCACCTTCGCCAGCCTTTGCTTTGCCAGCAGTCTTTGCGCCTTGCTCGCCAAACCGAATCGTCTTGATCTCATCGCCAACCTTAGCAACGACGATGTGCGACTTTTTCGGATGGCCCGGCGTTGCCTTTGGCTTGTTGTAACCAGAGACACCAGCCCGAGCGAGGCGGCTATCCGCCATTGTTTAGCCAACCTTCCAGTTGGTGCCATCGCTGTAGATCGGCACCTTGTTAGCGCCGCCACCAGCAACCGTTGCGGCGAATGTGGCGGTTGACCCGTCAGTGATGAATGCCCGCGTTCCTGCGCCCGCTACGGTTGCCGTGGGAAGCTGCACAAATGTCACCGGAATGGTATTGACGGTCTGCGCCACAACAGCACCGAAGTTCACCTCCATGTAAGCAATCATGGTGGTGATTGAACAGCGCCGCGCATCACCCTGATTGGTGACGAATAGCGGAATCTGGTCGCCGCCGGAGACCTGCGTTACAGTGGGAAGCTGGTTGATTGTTGGCATTGCGTTAGCTCCATTCAAACGGGCCGTCTGGCCCAGCGTCTAGGGGATCAGCCGGAATCGGCATAAACGGCGTATCCCAGCGCCAAGGCTTGTTGCCAGCGCCAAGCGGCATGGTCGACGGCAACTGCTGCTCCAGCGGGAACGTCGCGCGCTGCAACAGAGTGTTGTAAGCGTTCTTGGCGACCATCTTGGTGTCGGGCGAAACGGTCTTGCCGTAGCCCGGCGCAATGCGCACAGCCAGATTCCCAATGATGGCTTCCCATGCGCTGTCTGGCGCGTTGGTCGGATCGTCTAGGTCGCTATCCTGTGGGCTGCTGGGCATGGAGTAGCCAAGGCGCAGCCCCTTCGCGTTCCATTCGGCCATCATTGCATCAAGGCGACGAAGCGCGCTCTGCAACTGCTCCGGCTGCAAATCGAACACGTAGTTAGCAAGCCCGATTTCCTCGAAGGCCGCTTCGATAAACTGGCGCTTGCTGTAACCCACCTAAACCTCCAGAGCCAACGCGATACGCTCCGCAATCGTCTTATCAGAAGTGCGAGCATTAAACGAGACCCCAAGTTCTTTAGCCTTGGCCTCCAGTTCATCGCGTGTTGCAGGCGATACGGTATCGATCTCGCTAACGGCAGCGACGATCTTTCCCACCACCGCGTCCTCGTAAGACGGGAACCAGCCCCGGCCTAGCAGCACATCAAACTCTGCCTGATCGGCAGCGCCCTTGTATGCGTAAGTGCCGCCGCGCGGCTTCTTGTGCGGCCCCGGCGTCCGATACATGATGGTGGGAAAGTCGGTCATTTCTTCTTGGCTTTCGCTGGCTTGGCAGTCTTGGCGGATGCAATGAAAGCGGCCTTGGTCGGCGCGCCCTTGCTGCCCGGTTTCTTCATGCGTTCCGGCGTTTCGCCCGCAGCCTTTTGGGCTTCGATGCGCTTACGCTTGGCGTTGATGTTCGCATAGAGACCCGGCTTCATCATTTCTTCTTGGCTTTCTTGGCCATGCCAGCTTCGCTCAGAGCGATAGCAATAGCCTGCTTGGCATTCTTCGCCATCGGTGCCTTCTTAGGCCCCTTGGGATTCACACCAGCGTGAAGTTTGCCCTCTTTGTATTCGCCCATGACCTTTGCGATCTTGGCGGCTGCTTTGGTCGGTTTCTTCATGCCCATTCCCTCAAGTGATTGGGGGAGAGCCGAAGCCCTCCCCCGCTCAGTTTAGACCTGATTGAAAAGCAGGATGCCTGCCATTTCAGGGTTGGTCATCACGACACCATAGAGCGTGTCCAGCGTGTAGAGGGTCTGGAACGTCAGCGGGTCGAACTTCTTCGTCATCACCAGTTCAATGCCCTGATCCGTCGAAGCGCGGAGAACGTCAACGCCAGCGCCATCCGGCACAGCGTAACGGCCCGGAAGCAGTTCGATGGAGTCCTTGCGCCAGAACGGGTTAATGTTCGAAGCGGCAATGTTCAGGAAGTTCAGCGGGGCAGTCGCGGAGACCGACACCACTTCAACATTCTGATACTGCTGCTCGGCATCGGTTGGCGACGAGTTTGCACCGATGATCGGCGGGCTGATGACGAGCGTGGTGCCGCCAGCAGGAACGCTGATAACGCGGAACGTCTTCAACTGGCCGGTGCTGCGCTTGGTGATGTGATGCACAGCTTCGATGCCGGTGATCGTGAACGCATCGCCAGCAGTGATGCCGACCGACGAGGACACGGTAACCGTCTGATAGCGGTTATCGACGTTGAGAATGCCGCCAGTGCTGGTGGTCGTTGCCTGCGGGACATAACGCACCTGAGCGCCGTTGGTGGCGATGGTGCGGCTTGCCGAGTTGTCAGCGCAACGGTTTGCATAGTCCAGCTTATAGGTCTGGAACGATGCAACCTCACCGACGAAGCTGCGCTCGTAAGCGTTCGACGACTTGGTGCCGGTGAACGAACGAGTAGCAACCGCCAGATTGCCAGCCATGCCGTTGTAATCGCGGCTCGACAGTGCGAGATAACGATCACCGGCCATGACGCCCTGCTCGTTCATGATGCTGTCGCAAAGCGCGATGTCATCATAATCGCCAGCAGCTGTTGAGACCGGAACGACGAGCGTACCCTGAGCGGCAGCCAAGTCCATAACCGACAGGTTGATGTCCGAAGCAAGCTTCTGCTTTGCGGCATCGCCGAGGCGATTTTCCTGCAAGGCATCGCGCAGTTCCAGAGCATTCATCTGCCAAGCCGAGCACTTGGCAAAGCCGAGCGTTGAAGGCACCGACAGCTGCGTCATCGTCTGAATGTCGCTGGCAATGGTGTTGCCAACGATGCGATTGAAGCTCTGTGCGATGTAGGGCTGCGGACGCCACATGGTATCACGGGCGCGTTCCATCGTAACACCATTGGTGTTGTAGATGTTGATGTTCTTCGAGAGAATCAGGGCGTCGTTGAAACCTTCGAGGATGTTCTCGAAAGCAACGATTTCCTCCTTACTAAATGCGTTGGCCATTGTCTTAACTCCAAAAGGTTAGGTTGATTTTTTCCCGCGCTTGTAAGCCATGACCTTTGACAAATCGCCGGTCTGCAAGGCTTCCGCGCGCAAGCGGTCTAGTGTGGAATCAACAGTGCCTGAGAGCCGCCCGCCACCATTGGCGATTGTGCGCTCTGGCGCGGTCGATGCTTTGCGGGTGGTCACTTTCAACTGAGTCTCCAGTTTGGCAACCGCAAAGGCGAACTTCACGGGGTCATTGATTGAGGCGAGTTCCTTGGCGCGCTTTGTGTTCTTGCCAAGTGCGTAGATAATCAGCGCCGGGTTGTCAGAGCCTTGAATGATGATGCCCTGCTGCGTGACCGTCAGATTGTCCTGAGCGAATGCCTCGGACTCTTCATAGTCGCGCACCTTCAACGAAGCCTTAGCCTTGTTGTAGGACGCCAGCTTTTCGCTCCATGCGTCAGCTTCGGCCTGCTGTGATTGGCGGGCCTGTGCCTCGGCCTGATCTGATTCGCGCTTGCGATCATACCAGTTGGAGAGTTTGCTTTCGTACAGATCGGAATCGTAATCGCATTCTTCCAGCGAAGGCTTGGCACCCAGCGCGACCGGCTTGTTCTCAGTCGCTGTGGTAGTCAGCTTGGCTTCAAGTTCACGAATCTTACGCTCTTTTTCCCGGTTAGACTTACGCAATTCACGAACCCAATCGGGTGCGCGAACCTCTTCCTCTTGGGGTGGCGATTCCCCGTTAATGGAAACAACTACGTCCTCGGCATCATCGTCATCGCTGTCGTTGTCCAAAACGGCTTTGGTCTCATCTTGGGCGCTGCCAGTTTCCTCGGTGTCGATCATTACCGTATCGAGCGTGTCGTCGTTCTCCAATTCTGCCTTACTCATAGATACCCCGTCAAACTCACCCAAATTGCGTGGTGGGTGGAACCACATTCCGTTGTGACTGCAATGCAGCCCCTATCTTTTCCGCAGTATCAATAGCGGACTTGCGTTCGTTAATATCAATGTTTGACAAAGTTTCAACTGTTTGCGCCTTAGTCTCTTCGGCGCGGGCCAGCGTGTACTCGGTGTCGGCCTGTGCCTTGATGGTCAGCGCCTGTGCCTTGCCAGCTTCGGCCATCAGATACATCGACTGCGGATCGGGCTGCTGTTGCTGCTGGGCTGCGGCCATCTGCTCGGCTTCGTCATCGGTCGGCTTCACAACGCCCATCGTCACCAGCTTGCGGCGGAAGTGTTCGCGGATTTCATCGATGCCCTCGCCGTCCATGTTCATAATCGCCATCGACTGCAACACCATTTGCGTCTCCGGGTCGGTCGTTACCTGCATCATTCCGGTAAGCGCGCGGACGGTGGCATCTCGGCGGCTGGTGAACGACGGGCCGACATCTACGGCAACGTCGAACGTGGCCTTGCTCAGATCGTTCTCGTAAATGATTTCGCCGGTCTCAGCATCAATGGTTGGTTTCATCAGTTCAATCGACTGCACTTCCTCCATTGCGCCGACTGACTTCATGGCGCGCTTTTCTTCGACGTAAATATCGCGCGCCATTGACAGCCATATCTCACCGCAACGGCGCACGGCCTTCGCCATGTTGCTCATGTAGATGAAGCTCTGCATATCCAGCCGGGTCTGAATCAACTCGACGGCCTTGCCGGAGATGTTCGACACCATCTTGTCGGATTGCTGGTTGCTGCCGAGAATCTCGGCCATGTCCTGCTCGGTCAACTGGAGCAGCGCGGCCATCGCTGGCGGGATCGACGGTGGCTTAGTGTAAGCAATCGGGCCGCTGATCTGGGATTCACCATTCGGGCCGGTAATCGGGTTGACGAGCAGATACGGATAGTTGCGCAGATTGTCCTCGGCCCACATGACCTGATGGCCGGAGACCTGTTCAGGAACAAGGATCGGCTTTTCAACAGATGACAGCGCGCTGATCTCGCCCAGCTTGGAAAGCTGCATATTCTTGAGGCGCTGCGGGTCTTTGGCGAGGCGGACATGGCCCATGCAACGCTCGATGTTATCGACGAACCAGCGCTTGCCGTAGACCGGCACGATGGGGATGTTCTTGCCAGCAATGTAGCCCTGATCCTCAAGCACCTTGCTGCCGCTCATCAAATACTTGCGCACCCGGCGGCGCTTGACACGCTTCTGGCGCACTTCCTTCGTGCCGACAGCCGCAAGCATTTCCTCCAGCGTATCGTCAGCGTCGAAGTCTGCCTGACTGTAGCGCTCTTCATCGCCGTTCAGGGTTTCAAAAATGCGGATTGTTTCGCGGGTTTCCTCGACCACATAGTATTCGGCGATGAACACAACGTCCGGCGTACACCAGTCGAACTCGTACTGATGCACGATCTTCGGCCATGTTGCCGGGTCATCCTCGAACTCGGCAATGTATGACTTGCGAGTCATGGAATAGATAACGAAGCAATACTTCGCGTCGGCCTTGTCCTGCCGCTTGGCGTTCAGATCGAAGAATACGCTGCTATCCGCGTCGTAGATCGGCTCCATGCGGATGCGCTGCTTGTCGTTGTCGTCGTCCTCGTCGTCCTCGTAGACGGTGCGCAGACGCCATGCGCCATAGCCACCGCCGACAGCTTCTTCGAAGGCGTTGTCGTAAGCCTCTTCGGCCCCGCTATCGCGCTCGTCGGCACGATACAGGCCGTCGCAGGTCTCGGCCAGAACGTCGTTTTTGCTGCCGTCCTTTGATACGAAGTCAACGCCAATGCGGTTGTTGCGATACTCGTTGATGATGCGAATGACGCTCAGGTGAATCTTGTTGACTTCAAAGCGCGGCTTGTTCTCAAACTGGTCTCCGAGCGGGCCTTCCCACTGTGCGCCAGCGATGCTGTAGAAGCGGCGATCTTGCAGGCATTGCAGGCGCTCGTCACGCATGACGGTCTGGCAATTGTCAAAGTCGTTCAGCGCCTGCTGGTGGACGTTTGCCAGTCGCTGGTCTTTGGTCAATCGCGCCATCTACCACCTGTTCATCGTTGCCATTGGCGTAACCTCGACGGCCTTTTTAGGTGCCGCCCGCCGCAGAGCCTCACACGCATAACGCAGTGCATCGATGACATGGTTATCACGATCTTGCAACACCGGCAATATAGCGCCTGTCAATGGGTCTGTTTTGTAGCTGTAGAGTGTCAATTCATCGATCATGTGCTGACAGCGCGGATGCACCACAATGTCGTAGTTCTTGAGCCATTCGATGCCTTCCTCGACCGACTTCGGGCCTTTGACCGCCGACATGATGCGCGGGAAGCCGTTCTTCTGTAGGTGGCTGATCGTCTCGGGCCGGGCGCTATCCGCCACGATAGGCCATTTCTCTGACTCCGGCACAGTCAGGAATAGCTCTGGCGTGTTGATGATCTCGCATCCGACGCGATAGGCTTCATGGTCAACGTAGAGGGTGCGCCCGATTAGGTGACAGCGCACCAGCACCGTAGGATCGACCGCAAAGCCCCAATCAGCGCCGAA